GGTTAGCCGCTGCTTTCAACCTCTCATACATATCGCGGTCTGTGCGAAAAAGACGCGATTGTTCTGTGAGATTAAAACTCTCCTTTGCAAACGGATTCTTAGTGCCGGGCGGAATATCGCCTCCGGTACTGCGGCCAGAAGGCGCTCCGCTGCCTTGCGGCTTAGGCGCTTTCTGCACCCACTCCGGGGTGTTGCGCTTTGCCCAATCGATGACAGGTGTGCGCTCGTAACCATCAACAACGACAACAGTGCCGTCGTTTTCGCGCTGGATCTCTTTGCCGTTTAGATACGACTTAAGGACCAGATCTGGATCATGTACGACGTCTGCAAGAGCCGTAGCCGCAGGCGTCACGAGCTCTAGCTCTCGCACTCGCTCCTCGAGTTCGGCAATGCGCTTGTCCTTCTCCGCCGACGCCTCACGGAATTGCTGCTCCAGAGCTTGCCGCGCCTCGGTGTACTTTCCTTCTGACTCGAGCTTGCTTTGCTCGGCCTTGTGCTTGAACTCGATGAGTTCCTGAATATCCACCCCATCAGGAACGTTCTTGATTTGGGTTGAGATCTTCTTGTATTCGTCGAGCAGTTCGGCGTTTTTACGCCGCATTGCATCTAGTTCTGCTTCGAGCTTTTTAGTGTCAACAGACTGCTCCACAGGAGCATTTTGTTCTTCGGACATTAGGCACAGCCTAAATTGCAGCCCAATAGTAACAAGGTTCTACCACTTCACCTTATCGGCCCAATATGCCGCCGACGTTTTACCCTTTGCGATATTTTTCGCGTGGCGAGCCTTAAATGACTTTCTCTTAGCTTTATCAGCAGCACTTTCCCCTTTGCGCGGAGGCTTCGTCTTAGCACCCTGCATCCCGAAGCGAATGAGCTTCGGCTTGCCGCCGTCTTTAACGACAACAGCGTGCGACTTGCCGCTCGGATGGTTCGGCGTGCGGATGGGCTTATCAAAGCCCTCAAACGTATGGCCACCGCGTTTGATCTGCGCCATTACTTCTTCTTGCGCCCCCGAGCGAGGATGTCTGCATCGGCCTTCCTTGCGCCGCCCTTGCCTGACACGAAGCTATTAACCCGCCCCATCGCCCAGGCGGCCATAGGGACGTTCCTCGAGCCGCTCGACAGGTAAGCGCCCTGCCCCCGTCGATAGACAGCAGCAAGTTGGCCGTAGGTGAAGCGAGTGCCTTCAGCCTTTTTTCTTAGCGCGGCTTTTGTTGCCTCGCTTAGTGGTTTTGCTTTTGGTGCCACCTTGCTTAGACCTCGAGGCTGAAACGGCTTTGATGTCGATGAACTCGCCGCGCTTGTAAGCCTCGGCAGTTCGCTTAATTTCTCTCGCTTTCGCAGAACGATTCTTAGCACCCGAGAGGTACTTCTTAGGCAGGCCAGTGGCCTTGTCCTTCGGAACTCGTCGCTGCTTTCGCGCCATCACTTCTTCTTTTTCTTGGGCTTCTTTTTACCCATAGCCGACTGGGGCTTCTTGGGTCCGTGGTAACCAGGCATCAGTCTGCCTCCTTAGGTGCTTCCTTTTTAGCGGCTTTCTTCTTTGCCGGGGGCTTCGGTGCCTCTTTGCCCTCGGCAGTGAATTGGTACTTACTTGGAAGCGGAGCCATAGCCGCGTTTGCGTAACTGATCCAAAGTTAGCTCTGACCCATCTCTCGCAACAAACTTGCGGATTGCATCTGACGGGCCGAACCTTTTAACCATGCCCTTCCACAATGCAAGGCGCTCGGGGCCTAAGACTTGCCGCTTTGTCGCATCGTCCTGCTTATTAAGCCACTCCCCGTAATCTTCCCGGGCTTCGCGGAACTCTCTCTCGAGGCCGATCGGAATGTTGACGTAAACGGAGCGGCAGTTGAAGTGCTGCGGAGGCAAGGGGCCTTTCCCGTGCACAAACACCTTGCCGTCGAGAGCGCGACAGATTGGCGAGGTCCGGCTATCGAGCACCGCCGTGTATCTGTACTTTTCGGTCAGGTCAGGGTTTTCCGCCGCAATGATCTGGTCGGCAGCAGTCGCGACCTGATTCACGGTCGTTCGGACGATCGCGCGAATCTGGTTGTTCGGGATACTTGTTGCCTGCCCGCCCGCCGCAATGATGGTGTCGATAGAGCCTCGCTGCTCTTTCGTTAAACGACCCTTCAAGCGACGCACGATCGCATTTACCGACTGCCCTTCGATTAAGCCGTTGCGCACGGCGACGCTAAATAGCTCCGCTTGTCGCGCCGACATCTTCTCTAGTGCGGTTCGGACTATTTCACCGTTTGGCAGGCTTATCTCTTGTCCGACCGTTAGCTGGAAGGTGACAGGGCTCCTAGCGATGCGCTCGAAGCTATCGCTGAGGTTTACAACGCCTGCCATCGTCGGCTCCGTCGAGACGATCGCCTGACCGAGTGCGGGGCTGATCTCTACGGTCCCGACCGTCGCGGCGGTTCCTGCCGGCAGAGCTTTCTGCAACTGCTCTACCGCAAACTCTGACTGCAAGACGGCTAGACCCTGCAACTCTTCCGTCATCGTCGCGATGCTCTCGCCGGACCAAGAACGGAGCGAGTCGTTTAGTTGCGCGAGGATCGACCGAAGCCGTGCAGCCTTGACAGGCGACGCAAGCTCATCAATCCCACGAAGCTGATCAACAGCATCCAGCACAGCGTCGTTGTATGCACGGATCAACCGACGACTAACACTGTTGCTATAGCGATTCAGATCGATCGCGTTTCGAAAAACTTCGCGAAGCTCGGTCATGCCGGTTCAATCCCTAACTCCTCTGCTGTCGCGATAGAAATCGCTGAAACATCCGCACCGCCCCTTAAAGCAGTGCCGACAATCTCCGTGAATTTTTCGACGACATCTCCATCGTATGTGTGGATGTTTTCCTCCCACACCCCCCACGGACGACCTTCTAAAAACTCGGTGATCCGAATAACAGCGAAGAATTGGTTCTGCAGCTCTTCTTGCGAGAAATAAAGGAGCTGCTTGCGAGTATTACTCCGACGGCTCATCCTCTTCGGGCCTTGCTTCCGGCATTCTGGCCTCTTCCTCTCGTGCCGGCTCCGGCTGTGACTGAGGGATGTCCGACAGTCCACCGTTCTGCGTAGCTTCGAGCTCCTCTTCGACGTCAAACTCGTCGCCGAGCACTTCGCCTTCGGCGAGCTGGTCAAGCAGGGTTTTCTGCGTAATCGACCCGGCGCTATAAAGCTGCAACAGAGCTTGAATCTCTTGAGGCTCAAGACGAGACGCTAGGAAGTCGCGATTAACGAAGCTGCTGCCGACGTTGCGCTCCTGCATGTACTCCGCGTGGAAGACAAGGCAGTTATCGATTAAATCCTGCATCTGCTGCGCGATCACCATCATCGTCGAGTCGCCCTGACTCCGATCGATCCTCTTCGCCTCTGCCGTCTCCGCAGAAAGCTTTTGCCCGAGAACGGCAGCAAGGCCGAGCTCGTTGATCTGCTGCGCTACTTGCTCGAGACGCCTGAACTGCGCCTCGTAGCTCCGACCGCCTGGCTCGATGTATTCGGCCCTGCCCTCAGCCGGGAACGCGATTGCCTCGCCTGGCCCGGCGCTTACCTCTTCGGTCGCCTGCGGGAAGCCGTAGAACGCCAGCATCGGCACAGCACTGATGTGCAGTTGGTTATCGAGGTCCGACTGGACTTGGTACTGCTTGAGGTTTAGCTCCGCAATATCGGCGAGCGGCGGCCGTGATTCGAGGAGGCCGAGCCGGTTCGAGTAAGCGACAGAGAACGGGATCTCCGAGAGGCTCGTGCGCCCTTCGTCGACAACGACGAACTCACCGCGCTGATTCTTCTGGTGGATCTCAAAAGCGCCGGGAGTAAGCACCCTGACCTGCTCGATCTCTTTCTCGCCGTAGAGGCCGTCGGGCACCAAGATCTTCTCGACGAGGCGCAGCTGCGTTAAACGCTGCTTGCCGGCTTCCATCTCGTAGCGCCACCCAACGATGTCGCGCGGGGTGTACGTCACCCAGTAAGGGCGACCGTTCTGGCCTGCCGCCGGTGCATCGACTAGGACGCCAACGTGCCCGTAACGGATGCACTTGCGAGCCGTTTCGTAGGTCCAGACGTTCAGATCGTTGCCTTGTAGATCGACGTCGAAAAGCTGCTCGGTGATTACATCGGCAACGTCCGAAAGGCGCACGGGCTTGCGGGTCAGCATCCCGGCGAGCATCCGCTCGAGGCGTGCGTAAAACGGCGCAAGCACCGATCGCATCAACCTGTTGTCGTATGCCTCATCGAGCTCGCGCGGCTCCTGTGGCAGGTAGGTCCGATGTTTCTTGCGGATCCCGTAAGTGCCAGTCATCAGGGTCTCGATCAAGACCCAGTGCGGCTCCATGTTGACCCACGCCGTGTTCGGGTCGTTGACATTCGTCGCTGTGCCTACGCGTTGGCGACCACTAAGACCGGAATACACGGCAACTCCTCGCCTGATTAGTTTAGTAAAGGCGGATTCCTGTACCACGTCCAGCACGTTCGTGCAGTGGATTAAACGCGCCGAGGATTAGATAACCGAGCCCGTCAGTCCAGTGCTCGATGTTTGCCGATTTGTCGATCACATAGTCCTCGGCACCTTGCTTATAGGTGACGTTTTTGAGGGCCTTGATTGTGTGCTTACAACGCGGGTGGACGAATAATCGCAGGCTGCCTTTCGCTGTTCGGATCATCCAGTTCGTCGCGTTGATCTTGTCTTTTACCGACCAAGGAGCCTTCGGACTAATACAGCTAAACCCGAAGCGGCGGATGATGTCGTGGTCCGTTCGCCCGGCAGAGGACGTCTTGCGAGCCGAGCCTGTCGGGTCGGGATAGGCAACGATCTGCCGATCCGGGAACCGCTGCTTAAGCAAAGCGCATACCTCGTCGGTGTTCGACTGTTTGACGGCGAGCTCGTCCCAAATGTGCAGCGTGTCGCCGACCCTGCTGCCGAGAACACCCGCCATGATGCTGACGTTGAAGTCGGTGCCCCAGTAGATCGGTCCGCCCGTATCTCGCACGTCTTCGCTGATGTTCTCGTCGTCGAAGCCGGGGTAAACCCGACCCGAGAGCGTCTCAAAGCTCGCTAGGTATTCTTGCCTAAAGGTACGTTCATCGAGGGTGTTCCGCGCGGCCTCGATCTCCTCCGCCGATACGTTGCCACCCTGAATCGTCGTAAACGAGAAGGTGTCCCAGTCCGCTTGCTCCTGAGCCTGCTCCCACAGGTCGTGAAACCAGTTGAGGCCTGCCGGGGTAGTGATAAACCAGGCCGGACCGTTTTGGTCTGATAGAGCAGGACGGAGAACCATCTCCCACGCCGTCTGCTTGACGTAGGCGGCCTCATCGATCACAAGGGCCGAAAGGCTTACACCCCGCAGGCTGTCTTCGTTATCGGCACCACGGAGAGCGATCAGGCTCCCGTTAGCGAACTCGATCGACAGGTCCGACTCGTTCCGCTTTACGACGAGCTCCTCGGGGGCCATCGCCTTTAGCTGCCGCCATGCGATCTGCTTCGCCATCCGGTAGTTCGCGGTGACGTACCAGCAGAGGCTTCCGGGCTTCTCCATCGCCCAACAGATCAGCCGGGTGATGCAGAGGTAAGTCTTACCGAAGCGACGACCCGAGCACAGAAGCTTGAAACGCTTATCGGCTTCCCATACCTCGCGCTGCGGCCCGGTAAGCCCCTCCGCGAGCTGCTCGACGTAGTTGCTGCAGTCGGCCTCGCTAAACGCAACTGCCGACTCGACCGCCGAAAGGATCGAACCGCCGGGAACCGCCGCAAGGATGCTCATTCAAATAACCGCGCGACCTTCGCGGCTTGGTTGACGCAACCGAGAGCAACGCTGAGGTTTCCCGTCTTTCGAGCCTCTTTTTGGATGCTCGAGAGCTGGGCAAGGATCTCCGCAGTGAAGCTGCGCCGATCGATCTCCCAGTCGGCACGGATCAACTCTCTCGCCTTCGCGATGTAGTTGTCTGTTTGCCGATCCGAGACCCCCCATTCATTCGCAGA